GAGCACATGCCTTCTAAGCATACGGTCACAGGTTCGAGTCCTGTAGGAGAGACCAAATACGCCGTTTGATTGTACTCCTCTCATCATAAGAGAAGTGAGGAAGTCCTACGGCTCTTAGCGGGTCGGGTAGCTCCCGACTAGGATGTCTGCCGAAATAGATCCGATGGGCAACGGTTACCCCACAGAATCTACCCTACAAGCCTAGATCTCCGGGTAACCAGAGAGCTGCACTGGAATATATGGAATATAGACGTCATATTCTCTCAGTGGATGCTCACTCCGTAGGGTTTCCTGCCACAATAGCTCAGTAGGTAGAGCAATCGCCTTGTAAGCGATAGGTCGTAAGTTCGAATCTTACTTGTGGCACCAATTTTTCAGCGAAGATGCTGGCTTGAGTTAAGATGTAACTTTATACCCTAGTGGCGAAATGGTATACGCAACTGAATTAGAATCAGTGGAGAAGCAAGGCTCGTGAGGGTTCGATTCCCTCCTAGGGTACCATTTATTTTTTAAAAGAGAGGCAATTATGCAGACTCAGAAGGAACTTGATCGAATGGAATCTGATTGGGAAGCTCGTTGGGAAGACGAGTATCAGGAATATCTTGAGTCCCTTGATGAAGAAGACGACGAGGATGAAGACGACGACTATGATGAGGAAGATAATGACTACTAAAGTTGGATCTAGTGAAGCCCTTTGCATCTGCCATCAGGATAATCTCTATACGTTCGTCCTTAGGTATCCTAGGATGATCCATAGTGAATTCATGACTCACAGGGTCTTCAGTCGCAATGCCAGTAGCTCCCGTGCTATTCCTGTAGCTAAGGTTATTGAACAGGTGCGCAATGACCCCTTTATCCCTTCTCACGTCTATATGAATCAATCTGGCATGGTTGGTACTGTTGAGGCTTCTGAGGATACCTATGAGTCTTTTAAGGATCTCTGGATTAAAGCTGTAGACAATGCAGTAGCTGTTGCGGAATCCATGGTTGCTCTTGGTGTCCATAAGCAACACGTCAATAGAATCCTTGAACCATTCCAGTACATTAACGTGATTGTTACTGCTACTGAATGGGAGAACTTCCTGCATCTTAGGCTTGCCAGTGATGCACAGCCTGAGATTCAGGATCTTGCAAGGGCCATTAAGGGTGAGATGGACAAGGTAGGCACTAATATCATTAGTGTCTACCATATTTGTGGGAAGTATGTTAGTCTTCCCTTTATCACCCAAGAGGAAGTTGATGAGCACTGCATGAACTCGTTTAGTTCTTCTGAAGTCCTCATTAATGATCTCATGCTTATTTCCTCTGCACGCTGTGCTAGAGTGTCTTACAACAACCACGACGGATCTTGTCCTGACGAACACAAGGACAAGAAGCTGGCACGAAGGCTTCTTGACGCAGGTCATATGTCACCCATGGAGCACCCCTGTATTTGGGCAGGAGACATGCGGTACCATAAAAACCTGTACGGCTGGGAGAGCCTTCGTTGTAAATTTGGTTATTAAAAGATGAATCAAGAGAGTACATTCCTTTATCATGAGCCTTGTCCTGAATGTGGTTCCTCTGACGCCTGTGGTGTCTTTAGTGATGGCCATAGGTATTGTTATTCTTGTAATACTTATTTTAGACCTGATGGGTCTGTAAAGACTGATGGGTCTGTAAAGAAAGAGGTGACTAGAGTGTCTAAGGAGTGTATTCCTTTTGAAGACCTTGAAGCTGTTTCCCTTACTAAGCGTTGTATTAGTAAAGATACTTGTTCTAAATTCAAGTATTTTTCTACCGTTTACAAAGGGAAGCCTTGCCAAGTAGCGTGTTACTATGATGATTCGGGGAGCCTTGTTGGGCAGAAGCTCAGGTTCCCCGACAAGTCCTTTGCTGTCCTTGGTGCTATCTCTAATAGGCTTTATGGTTCCCAATTGTGGTCTAGTGGTAAGAAGATCGTCATCACTGAAGGTGAGATTGATTGTCTTACTGTGAGCCAACTTCAGGGTAACAAGTGGCCTGTCGTGAGTATTCCTAATGGTGCACAAGGGGCAAGGAAGGCTATTGAGGCCAACCTTGAGTATCTTGACAAGTTTGAAGAAGTGGTTCTCATGTTTGACATGGATGAACCTGGTCGTAAGGCTTGTGAAGAGTGCGCAAAGATCCTGCCTGCAGGTAAGGCATATATTGCCAATCTTCCTTGTAAGGATCCTAATGAGTGCCTTAGTGAAGGCAAGGGGTCTGAAGTTCTTCAAGCTGTATGGAATGCCAAGCCTTACAGGCCTGATGGGATTGTTGCGGGTACGGACTTGTATGAGAAGTGCGTAACAGACATTGATGATCTTAAGGATTCTGTGGAGTATCCTTGGGTTGCTCTTCAGAACAAAACTAAAGGAGCTAGACATGGTGAACTGTATGTCTTCACAAGTGGAAGCGGTATGGGAAAGTCCACAATACTCAGAGAACTCGAATACTACTTTGGTGTTCACAGGGGAGAACTATGCGGAATTGTTGCTCTTGAAGAATCTACTCGCAAAACTGGGATGGAACTCATGTCGATTCATCTTAACAAGCGGCTCATACTCGACCCTGAGGGTACAGATGAAGATGAACGAAGCCGAGCTTTTGTGGAGACTATTGGAAACGGAAACTTCTTCCTGTACGACCACTTTGGGTCTCTTGATTCAAGCAATCTGCTTAGTAAGCTCAGGTATATGATTGTGTCACTAGGGTGCAAGCGTATCTTCCTTGATCATATCTCCATTGTGGTCTCTGGCATGGACACTGATGAGGATGGTGGTGAACGTAAGGCTATTGACAAACTCATGACAAACCTTCGTTCCCTCGTGGAAGAGACTGGAGCTACCATGTTTGTAGTGTCTCATCTTAAGCGTCCCGAGAAGAAGGGGCACGAAGAGGGTGCACAGGTGTCTTTAAGCCACCTCAGAGGTTCTGGAGCTATTGCACAGCTTTCTGATATGGTTATTGGCCTTGAGAGAAACCAACAAGGTGATAATCCTAATGTGTTGACTCTCAGAGTCCTTAAGAATCGTTTCTGTGGCCTTACTGGTGTTAGCGGATATCTTAAATATAACACTGAGACTGGTAGATTGGAGGATTATGAAGAAGGAGAAGAATGTCCTTTTACTGCTGACTCTGAGTTCTAAGAAGTGTCCTTGTTGCGGTGAAGTTAAGCCTACTACGGAGTTCACAAAGAAGAAGAATGTGGAAAAGTGGGGTTTTAGCTCTCACTGCAAGGCGTGTAGAAATAAAAAACGTAAAGAGTATCGCCTAGACAACCCAGAGAAATATAATAGAATAAAAAGGAATCAAAATCTTAAGAGATATGGACTGACATTTGAAGATCAGGAGGGAATGCTTAGAGAGCAAAGCTATAAGTGTGCTATTTGTGGTCAAGAGATCTTTTTGTTTGGATCTTCGCAGAAGCTAATAGCCCACGTATACCACGATCATAAAACTGGTAAGGTCAGAGGTCTTCTCTGTAAAGAGTGCAATTCGGGGCTAGGAAAATTTAGAGATAACCCTGAGTATTTGCTTAGTGCTCTCTCTTATCTTAACAAAAACAAACAAGCAAAGCTATTTAAGGAATAGAAAATGCTGACAATTAAAGACAAATATATTGTATTCGATATTGAAACTGATGGGTTGCTTGATACGACCAAGAGGTTTTGGTGTGGTTGGTTGTACGACTCTTATACTGATTTGTACACTGGTTACACTGATCTTGATGAGTTCTTTGATGCCCTGAATAAGTATGGTACTAGTGGCTACAACATCGTGGGCCACAATATCTGCAAATTCGACATCCCTGCTCTTAAGAAGCTCAAGGGGGAGAGATTTGCATTTGATGTTCGAGATGTCTGTATTGACACTCTTGTACTTGCTCGTCTGATCTATGCGAACATTAAGGACACTGACGTCGGTCTTATTCGTTCTGGTAGGCTCCCTAAGGCCCTCTATGGTTCCCATAGCTTGAAGGCTTATGGCTACCGTATGGGTGAACTGAAGGGCACCTATGGTGAACAAGAGGACGCATGGGACAAGTTCACTCCTGAGATGTATGAGTACAACAAGCAGGACGTTGTGGTTACCCTTAAGTTGTTCCAGAAGCTGATGGCTAAGGGTTACCCCCTTAAGGCAATCCAGCTTGAGCATGACATTGCTTGGGTGATGGCTAAGCAGGAACGCAATGGGTTTGTCTTTGATAAAGATCAAGCAACCAAACTCTATTCCGAATTGGCAGGTAAGCGACAGGTTCTTTATGAGAACCTTGTTTCCAAAGGTGGGTCTTGGACTGTCTATAAGGGAGACAAGATCTACAAGCGAGATAACGCTAAGCGTGGCATTAAGGCGGGTGTCCCTTATCCTCAGTATGAAGAGGTTACCTTTAACCCCAATAGTCGCCAACACATTGCCAAGGTTCTCATGGATCGAGGCTGGGAGCCTACTGAAATGACTCCTACGGGTGCCCCTAAGGTTGATGAAGAGACTCTGAAGACTGCTAAGGGTATTGATCTTACTGAGGACATCTTGGAGTATTTGCTTATTAACAAGCGCATTGCACAGCTTGCTGAGGGTGACAATGCGTGGCTAAAGTTGATGAAGGAGGATCCTGATGGTTACACTCGCATTCACGGTTCTGTTAATCCTAATGGGGCTGTCACTGGTCGTGCAACTCATGCTTATCCTAACGTTGCACAGGTACCTGCAGGGAGATCTCCATATGGGGAGGAATGTAGGTCTCTTTTTAGAGTACCTACTGGATGGTATGAAGCTGGCATCGACGCTTCAGGTCTTGAGCTTAGGTGCTTTGCTCATTTTCTCTATCCTTATGACCATGGGGAATACGTGAATGAGATCTTGAATGGTGACATTCATACCCATAACCAGAAGATGGCAGGGTTGCCTACAAGAGATCAAGCGAAAACTATGATCTACTGTATGATGTACGGTGGCGGCGACGGTAAGCTCGGAGAAGTCATCAACGGTACTGCAAAGGACGGTAAGGCTCTTAAGGAGAGATTCTTTAATGCAGTACCTGCCTATAAGGAACTCTGCTCAGATATTGAAAGAACTCTCATTACATCCTCTGAGTGGGTCGGAGGTGTCAATAAGGTAACTTGGAGGAAACGTGTTCACCCTGATAACAGTAATCTTAGTATTACTCACAGTATTCTTGGGCTTGATCGTCGCGTTGTTTATGTGCGAAGCCCTCACTCGGCTTTGAATACCCTGTTGCAGTCTGCAGGTGCTCTTATCTGCAAGAAGTGGGTATGTCTTGTTGAGGAGAATATGCGTAAAGCAGGGTACAAGCATGGTTGGGACGGTGATTTTGCCATGATGGCGTGGGTGCATAAACTTCATTGTGCACGTTAAAGTAGGTTAATTCGGGGAAACCCCTCTGGGGCAATCCCGAGCTAAACATTGGAGGAACTATGCGTGGTAAACCAATGGTCTTGACTAAGGATCAAAACGGTTGCATAGCCTCCACATCACATAGACTGAATAAAGATGGTTATCTAAGGATTAGAGATCACAGGTATAAGGGTAAAGGTAGAAAGCCATTGATTATGGCTCACAGACTTGTATGGGAAGAAGCTAATGGCGAAGTCCCTGAAGGCTATGAGATTCATCACGAGTGTCATAATCGTGCCTGCTGTAACCTTAGCCACCTTGAGCTAGTTAAGATCGTCGACCATAAAGTCGAACATAACTCCACTAGATATGCTGATAGAAAGGCTAAAGCTAAGGAGTATTGGAAACTTTATAAGTGTACAGGTACTAAGCTAGGTGAAGTCTTTGGTGTCTCGTTTTCCTCTGCCTGTAAGTGGATTCGAGAATGGAAGTGTAGAGACTAGGTATATACCGTAGGGGCTAGGGGTGAGATTCCCCTAGTCTCGAAATGCCTACTACAGCTAATACCAATAGGCTGTAAAGAGATAGTCCGACACCCGTAGCAATATGGGAAACGGTAAGGATGAGGTACAGGTTGCCTGCAGAACAAAAGAGATTGCAGAAGACTGTGTGCGGATTGCTCAGGAATCCATGAGACAGACTCAGGAGTTTTTTAAGTTTAATTGTCAGTTGGACACTGAGGGTAAAATTGGTGCCAACTGGTTCGATTGTCACTAAGGAGTAGCTATGATTCGTAGACCTATGACTGTTGAAGAGATTGAAAGGCTTCTTAAGAAGAATGAACCTAAGGAGGTAATGGCTTTGTGCAAGACCAACAAAAAGAGCGTTGTTGACATTAAGTGGCTCTATAAGACGGATCCTGTTTTTGGGACTGCAGGTGGTGCAGAAGTTCGATTGAATGGTAAACTGCTGTTTATGCACATTCCAAATCCCTGTAAACTCTATGAAGACTGGACTGACAAAGAAATCTTTTATGAGATTCTTGAACGTCTTGGCTATGAAGTTGATTGGGAAGAAGAGAGTGTTTACTATGAGGGGCCTCAGAAAGAAAATGAATAAGTATATTAGTTTTCTTAAGTATATTGAGCAGAACAATCCTAAATTTCAGGCGGACTTCTGTCGTGAGAATGCCAAGCTGATTGCTGAGGCGGCATCTAGGGGACACATTACTTGCCTTAATTACTATAGTGAAGCTACTAATTATTGGAAGCTCACCTGTAAGGCATACGCTATTCTTAAGGCTTGTGAATAATGAGATATGCTTTTGTAGACGGTGATATTCTAGCATTTAAGGCGTCCTCTGCTGTACAGAAGGATATCGACTGGGGGGATGGTCTTTGGACTTGTCATGCTGAAGTAGATGATGCATGGGATTACTTTACCGACATGCTTATTGCTATTGATGAGAAGCTGAATAAGCATTTTGTTGGTGAAGAGATTACCTATGTATTCTGCTTCTCCGATGAGGAGAACTTTAGGAAAGCCTACAATCCTGACTATAAGTCCAATAGGCGCTCTAATCGTAAACCTTGTTGTTACAAAGGTCTTGTGGACAAGATTAAAGAAACCTACATTTCTCATACAGTAAAGTACCTTGAAGCTGATGATGTTGTGGGTATCTACTGCACTAGTCCTGCCTATAAAGATATTTGTGTCGCAGTGTCTATGGACAAGGATTTCAAGACAATCCCCGGTTACTTCTATGACTTCGGTAATGATGTCTTGTATAACATCACTGAGAAGGACTCCAAGAAATGGCTGTGCTATCAGACCCTAGTAGGGGACGTTACAGACGGCTATAAGGGGTGCCCCACTTATGGGCCTGTGAAAGCCAATAAGCTCCTTAATGGGCACCCTGATTCTGAATGGTGGCCTGAGGTCTTGAAAGCATTCAAGTCTCAGGGTCTTACTGAAGAGGATGCCATTAGAGAGGCAACTATGGCTAGAATCTTGCACTATGAAGATTACCCTTTAGGTAAATCTGAGGGTCTACCTAAGAAGTACAACCCTTTTTAATCAATACTAATACCCCTAGGGCTATTTTTAATTAAATCAATAGTCCTAGGTAGGAGGAAGACATGAACAAAGAAGAAAACAATGTTGTTGAAGAAGAAGAGTTCCCTTATGTTCCTAAGGATCTCATTGAGAGACTTGAGGATATCTTTGATATTCGAAAGATGATTTGGTATGAAAAGAGTAATGAGACTCTTCTAGGTATTCAACAGGTTGTTACCTACCTTAGAAATAAACACGACAAACAGAATGGAGATAACTAATGGGTGGACTCTTTAGTAAACCTAAGGTTCCTGAGGTTAAGGTTCAGGCTCCTGCCATTGAGCAACCTGTGCTCGAACCTGAGGCTCCTGAAATGGGTGCTGAAGAAACTGCGGAACACAAGAAGAACAAGGGCAAGAAGGCTCTGAGGATTGACTATGTGGGTTCTGGCAGAGGGACTAACATCCCTAAGTAACGTGTCTAGGATTGGTGTCTTGCAACCTAATGATGGAGACATCCTAGAACAGATCATCGACAAGGGTGCGAAGATCATCAAAGATGACCCTGACTCCCTCCCTTTCATTAAGAAATATGCTGACGTAAAGGTAGTGCGTAAGTTTCTTAAGGGTGTCATTAGTGGTGAATTTGAAGACTTCATCGTCCTTGTTTTCTATAACAAAGAAAATGCTCTCTCGGGTGCATCCCTAGTGTCTAGGGGGAGACCTTGGTATGCACCTGAGGGAGTAACGTTTTTAAATGAAGAGTGCACTGTAGCTTTCCAAAAGGGTCTTGGTTTGTCTAGAGCAACGGCTTATGCTCTTGAAAATAGGGCATGTACTAACGTAAGACTACTGGCCTTCTCTAATGCTAATACGCTCAACAACAAGATGTTGGAAAATACCTATGAGAAACACTTGGGTTACTCTTCGTACAAAACTTTTTACAAGGAAATTTAATGGGACTTTTTAGTGGTGTTAAGAAGGCCTTTAAGAAGGTTGTCCATAAGGTGGCTGGTAGAGGCAACAGTGGGCAGGGTGCCCCTGAGGCTCCTACTCCTGCTCCTGAGCTTGAACTTACGAACCCTGAGGGTGAAGCTGAGAAGAAGGAAGAAACCGAAAAGGTTCAGATTCGTAAGGGTAAGAAGGGTCTTAGAATTAAGAAGGCAGGGAATGCTGATGTGTCTGCAGGTGCAGGCCGTAATCTAGTTTAATATGAGGGATATGTGGTATGGCTAGCACTGAACATCAGGCAGGCAATATCCCTCTTGAGGGCGCTAAGACGACCTATGACAAACTCACGACAGACAGAGACCCGTACACGCAGAGAGCAGAGAAATGTGCAACCTACACGATCCCTATGCTCTTTCCTAAGGAGTCTGATGATGGTGGTACTAACTATTCCACTCCTTACAATTCTGTGGGCGCTAGGGGTCTTAATAATCTTGCCTCTAAACTTCTTCTTTCTCTGTTGCCTCCTAATCAACCTTTCTTTAGACTGGGGTTGGACGCGGAGTCGACTGTAGCTCTTAATGAGTCTGCTGACGACCAGCTGAAGGACAATATCGAATACGGTTTGTCCATGATGGAACAACAGATGATTAAGTACATGGAGTCTCAGTCTCTTAGACCGACTCTGTTTGAAGCCATTAAGCAACTTATCGTTGCAGGCAATGCACTTCTGTTCCTGCCTCCTGCTGAAGGTGGTATGAGGTGCTATACTCTTCGTGAGTACGCTGTTCAGAGAGACACAATTGGCAATGTCCTTCAGATTGTTGCTAAGGATACTGTTTCCCGTGGTAGTCTCCCTGATTCCATGCAGTCTGTTCTCCCTGATTCTGGTGAACCGACTATCAACGAAAAGGTCGACATCTATACTCACATTTACCGTGTGGCTAGTGGAGACACCTATCAGTGGGAATCCTATCAGGAAATTGAAGGTGAACCTGTTGCAGGTAGTGAGCAGACTTATCCTGCAAACAAGAGTCCTTGGATTCCCCTTAGATTCAATAAGAAGGACGGTGAACACTACGGTAGATCCTTTGTTGAGGATTACCTAGGCGACCTTATCTCCCTTGAGAATCTCTCTAAGAGCATTGTGGATATCTCCATGATTGCCTCTAAGGTTCTCTATCTCGTGTCTCCTGCTTGTCAGACTAACATCAGGGCTTTGGCTAAGGCAGAGAACGGTGCCTTTGTTAGGGGTCGTATGGAGGACGTTGTTCCCATGCAACTCAATAAGAGCATGGATATGCAGACGGTACTCACTACTGCTCAACAGATTGAGTCTCGTTTGTCTTATGCGTTCCTATTGAACTCTGCAGTCCAGAGTGGTGCTGTAGGTAGAGACAGAGTTACCGCAGAAGAGATTAGGTACGTTGCGGGTGAACTTGAGGATACCCTAGGCGGTGTCTATTCTCTCCTGTCTCAGGAGCTACAGCTTCCTCTTGTTGCCTGTGTCTACAATCAGATGCAATCTCAGGGTTTGCTCCCTGTGGTTGACGAGAGTATTGCAGAGATTGAGCCCTCCATCATCACGGGTATTGATGCTCTTGGTCGAGGACAGGATCTTAATAATCTGGCTCAGGCTTTGCAGTTGATGCAACAGTTCCCTGAGTTTATGCAGGCTCTCAACGTTGGTAATCTTGCTACTAGGATCTTTGCGGCGGCTCATATTGATGCTATGGGTCTAGTGAAGACTCCTGATGAACTTCAGGCAGAACAACAGGCCGCTATGGAACAGTATGCCCAGCAACAGGGTATTGACGCAGGTGCACAGATGGCTGTCAATGAAGCACAGCTAGAACACTAGCTAGCAGGAGCTAGCACTAGCACGACAGGCACAGCTAGCATAGCTAGCACCTGAATAACTAAAGGATAACTAATGACTGACTTTAATGAACCTCAGTCTCTCACTGAGGAGGCTGAAGCACAGGGTATTGAGATCATGGAGTCTTCTACGACTCAGATTGAGGTTGACCCTGATATTGGAGACCCCCTTCTTCAGAACGAAAAGTCGGGGGAAGAACATAATGAAGAACAAGCTAATGGAACTGAAGGCCACGCTGATGCTGTGGCTGTTCATGATCGAAATGAAGATCAAGAGAATCTTCAAGAAGAAGTAGACAAGCACGAAAAGGCTATTGATGCCGTGAAGACCTCCCTTAAGGAAAAGGGTGTTGACTTCAATAAGGCTGTCCGAGAATATCAGGAGCATGGCAAGCTCTCCGATGAAACTGTTGCTGAACTTGAGAAGGCAGGTTATCCTTCTGAGGTTATCGAGGGTTTCATTGAGAGTCGAAAAGCTCTTGAATCTCGCTTCACTGAAGCTGTTTATGATTCAGTAGGGGGTACTAAGGAGTACAATCGTATTGTTGATTGGGCATCCAAGAATCTCCCTCAGAAGACGATTGACTCCTTTAACAGAGCAATCGACAACAATAATCTGGAAGCTGTCACCCTCATGCTTGAAGGCATGAAGTCTAAGATGACTTCCAAGATGGGTACCGCTAATAAGTCTATTCACGGCGGTACGGCCACTCCTGTGAATCGTCCTAAGGGGTTTGCAAACAAATCTGAAGTGATCGAGGCTATGAGCGATAAGCGCTATGGCAGGGATCCTGAATACACCCGACAGGTCGAACAGAGAATGTGGGCCACTAGTGTTTAACTTTATCTACAACAACAAATCTTATATATTTTAAAAGGAAAATAATTAAAAATGGCTGCTCTTGCTGCTACTGGTATTTCCAATCCTGGTCAGGCTCTCTCTGCGGGCGATCGTGATGCACTCTTTATGAAGGTCTTCACGGGTGAAGTTCTGACTGCTTTTGCTCGCACCTCCGTTATGATGTCTCGTCATCAGGTTCGTACTATCTCTCAGGGTAAATCGGCCTCGTTCGCTGTTATGGGCCGTACCCGTGCTAAGTATCTTGCTCCGGGTAATTCCCTTGATGACCAGCGTAAGAAGATGGAACACAATGAACGTGTCATCGCCATTGACGGTCTCCTTACGGCTGACTGCCTTATCACGGATATCGACGATGCGATGAACCATTATGACGTTCGAGTTGAATACTCTCGTCAGCTTGGTGAAGCTCTTGCTATGGGCGCTGACTGTGCTATTATCAATGAGCTTGCCAATGAGGCCGCTAAGGACGCTAAGTTCAAGGACGGCAACATTCCTGAAACGGGTTCGGGTGCCGACAAGGTTCTCGGTACGGGTAAGGCCTTTGAGTTTGTTACGGGTCTTGATATTTCGCAGGAAGCTACGTATGGCAATAAGATCCTTGAGGGTCTCCTCGCGGCTCGTGCTCAGATGACGAAGAACTACGTCCCGCAGGGTGACCGCTATTGCCTTCTCACGCCTGAAGGTTACTCTGCTGTCATGAAGGCTCTTATGCCTGATGCGGCTAACTATCATGCCCTCTTTGATCCGAACACGGGCAAGCTCCAGACGATTTGCGGCTTTGAAGTCATTGAAGTTCCGCACCTCCTGAATGATGGTATTGATGGCAAGCATGCTCTTAACGCTGAGATCAAGACTGCGGGTCTTCAGGGTATTGTCTTCCATCGTTCCGCTGTTGGTACGGTGAAGCTCAAGGATCTCGCTATGGAACGTGCTCGTCGAGCCGAATATCAGGCTGACCAGATCATTGCCAAGTACGCGATAAACTAACCTGTCGCGTAATCTTTTCTAAATAACGGGAAACTCTTTTTAGACAACCCGATTGAAGCCATTAAACTCATAAAACAGTATAGGTGTATACAAAGATGAGTAACTATAATGAAACTCTAAATAAATATGTTGCTGGTTTCGTAGACGCTGACGGAACTATTGCTTTCCACTTTAACAAAACTGTAGACGGATTCTTTCGTATAGGTCTTCAGTTTGGTATTACTCAGATTGATACTCGAGGTAGAGGCTTTAAGCTCCTCCAGTTCCTAAGAGACTCCTACGATGTAGGTAGCATCACTGATGTAAAAGACAAGAATCAAAAGTATTGGAAAGTATCTGGTAAGAATGACTTAGAAAAATTCTTGCCACATATTATCAAGCACATGGTAATTAAAGGAAAACACTTCCAAAGAATGCTTGATAAGCGTAGAGAACTTTCAGGAGTTAATCTCACCCAAGAGCAGGTGGATGAGCTTAGGAAGTTTGCTAAAGAATCTAGGGCTGATACAGGCCCAACTAGATACAAAAAGAATGCTAGCCCTGCATGGTTAGCAGGATACATTGATGGTGATGGATATCTAAGGTGTTCCGATAGAGAACACTGGCTTAAGATCCATGTACAAAAATCTGATGTATGTTCTGTAGGGCTAATCCAAAATACCTATGGTGGTAAGATCTACAAGACAACAAAAGAAAACATTAAAGAGTTTCGATTAAACTTTGGTGCATCGTTCTACGGAACTGCTACTAAAGTATTAAAGGCAATCATCCCGCATCTTAGGCTTAAAAGACATGATGCTGAGATGATCCTTTATTGGCACAAGCAACGACTAAATGAAAAGAACCCTAAGGGGTAAGCGATAGTCTAGCGGACAAGTATGTCCGTTTGGGGTCACGGTGGTCTCCGTCCCGAAGCCGTCGGTATCTTTGTTAAGACTGCTCAGGCTTAATAGATGACCATTGAAGAAGTAAAGAAGGCTTACGAGACTACTTACTTCTGTCAGGTGCACAAGTGGGGGTATCAGCTTACCCCCGAGGAGGCTCAAGAACTGGGTCTCCTTAGTGCAACTGCAAAGCCTGTTAAGCCTCGAAGAACCGTCGAAAAGAATAACAACAAGGAAGAATAATGATTGTAACTCCTAGCACTGAACTTGATGCAGTAAATGAAATTTTGTCATCCGTAGGCTCTAGCCCTGTTAATTCTCTTGAGGATGATGCTAATGTGGATGTGCTGAATGCTGTAAGAATCCTTAAGGCTGTCAGTCAAGAGATCCAGTCTAGGGGTTACAGCTTTAACACTCTCACCAGTGTTACCTTGAAGCCTGACTCTTTTACTAACAAAGTTGCTTATGGTAGAGACTTCCTAAGGGCTGTCTCTACTAGCTATAAGTTCGTGAGCAGAGAAGGCTATTTTTATGATCTTGATTCAGGGAATCTAGAGTTCCCTGAAGGCATCACTCTGGATGAACTTGTCAGGGGGCTTCCTTTTGAGGAGCTTCCTCAGGTCTTCAGAAAGTATATTACTGTTAGAGCCAGTAGAGTCTTTCAGATGAGGTATCTTACCTCTGCAGACATCGACGCACATCTTCAGCTAGAGGAGAGTGCGGCTTATGCAGACATTGTAGACTATGAACTGACGGATGGTAACTATAACATCCTCAATGATGACCAGTTCATTAGTCAGCAGACTCAGAGGAGCTAAGCATGCCTCTAGTATCTCAAAGCATTCACTCATTTAAAGGTGGTGTCTCTCAACAGCCTGACATCATCAGATTTCCCGATCAGGTAACTGAGCTTGTCAACGGGTTCCCTAATGAAGTTGAGGGTCTCCAAAAGAGACCTCCGACTCTTGCAATCAAACGTTTGTCTGATCGTGTTGATGCTACAAAGAAGAAGTATCATGTAATCAATAGAGACGAACAGGAAAAGTACATTCTCCAGATTGGCTCTGGGGAGTATCAGGTTTTTGATCTTAATGGTGAGCCTAAGACATGCAAGTTTGAAGATGATGAGTCAAAACAGTACATTACCACTAGTGACCCTAGGGGCAAACTAAAGGCAGTTACTGTTGCTGACTACACCTTTGTCTTGAACACTGAAAAGGTAGTAGACGCTGTAGAAGGTACGTCTCCATCGGGTAAAAAGGATACTGCTCTGGTGTACATCAAGAATGCCCAGTATGCTAAGACTTACGCCATTTATGTGGATGGTAAGTATATGTGTGGTGTTATTACACCTGACGGTGGTGAGGCTAAGCAGGCTGTTCAGGCTACTACTGCCTTTATTGCAAGAGCGTTGTATGCCCTTCTTAATACCGGTAAGAAACCTGACGGTGGTAACCCTGACGTTGGTGATACCTATGATGACCTGTTGAATCAGGTGGGCGGTAGAGCTACTATGGGTTACTCTAGGTCTAGTGCAAGCATGAGTTCCTATAACGTAGGTCTAGTTGGCGACTCTGTTATTACGATTCAGTCTAAGTCTGGGTGGGATCCTCCTAATGTCCTTGTTAAGGACGGCTTTGGTAACCAGAACGCTATTGCTTACATGGGTAAGGTTACGGCTGTTAATAAGCTCCCTCCGATTGCACCTGAGTATTACATCATGCAGGTGTCTGGAGAAAAGAATTCCGAAGATGACGACTTCTATGTAAAGTGGGACGACAAACATAAGGTGTGGAAGGAAACTGTAGCACCTAGGATTCCCACTAAGATCAACCCTAAGAATATGCCTCATGCTATTGTTAGGCAGGAGGATGGAAGTTTTCTATTTAAGAAGCTCCCGTGGGTTGATAGAGGCTCTGGTAATGAAGACACTAACCCTGATCCTTCGTTCATTGGTAGGAAGATTAACGATATCTTTTTCTATCGTAATCGCCTAGGGGTCATCGCTGATGAATCCATTATCCTTAGTGCAACCAACGACTTCTTTAATTTCTGGTTTAAGTCCTCTGCGGCTATTGCAGACACTGACCCTATTGATGTCTCGGTTTCCTCTAATAAGGTTGCCATTCTGACTCACGCTGTGCCCTTTGCTAGAGAGCTTATGCTGTTCTCCCGTGAAGGTCAGTTTGTGTTGTCTAGTGATGGTGTCATGGCCCCTAAGAGTGTCAAGTGTGACCAGATCACTAACTTTGACTATGACACGAATGTTCAACCTATCTCTATTGGCCCTTCGATCTTCTTTGTGAATGATCGAGTAAACTACTGTTCTTTGATGCGCTACTACTCCTTGCAGGACGTGGCTGACCTTAAGGATGCTGAAGACGTAGCCGCACATGTGCCTACGTACATTCCTAAGGGCATCACTAGACTCTCTGGGAACACCACAGAGAACGTAGTTACGGCTATCTCTTCTACTACCCCTAATATCGTATACTGTTATAAATTTATTCTTGTTAACGCCACTAGTGAACAGCAGGCTTGGTTCAAGTGGGAATTTGCAAACAAGAATTCTGAGGTTCTTCTAGCGGAGTTTGTTGACTCAGAGATTTATCTTCTTATTAACTCTCCGAGTGGTCTGTATCTAGAGAAAGCGTTGTTGACAGGTAATGCTGTTGACTTCTCTGATGAGCCTACTAGGCTCTTTATGGATCGTAAGAAGAAGTATGTCATTCCTCAGTCTAATAAGTACAGTGACTATGAGGATTACACTGAGGTGTCCCTTAATGATATCTACGGTGCTATCCCGTCCACTAAGGACAATAAGTATTTCATTGTCACAAAGGACGGTTACGTTACTGAGGTTACTGACTGGGATTCCAATGGTGTCTTTAGGATCCAAGGGGACATGAGGGGTGTCGAGGTGTTTGTTGGCCTTACCTACAAATTCTGTGTGACTCTCTCTAAGCAGGCCATTAAGAGGAATGCGGATACTGGTGGTGTTATCTCCGAGATTGAAGGTAGGCTACAGCTTAGGTACTTCTGGCTTAACTATAGTAAGTCTGGTGTATTTGAGTGCAAGGTTGATAACGACCTTAAGGAAAAGCACTTTAAGTATAGGTTTACTGGTAGGAACCTTGGTGAATCTCCGACTATCTTGGGGACAAACAAGGTTTACACGGGTAAGTTTAAGTTCCCGATTCAAGACAATAATGATGAAGTAGTCATTACTGTCTGCTCCGACAATGTCCAACCTATTAACCTTATTTCAGGTGGTTGGGAAGGTCTTTACATTAGAAGGAATAGTAGCGTATGAAGTTGAAACCCTTAACTCCTGAGCAGAATAACATGCTTTGTGACATCGCAATTCATGCTATGGAGAGTTGTGTCTGTAATGAAGTTGAAATCCCCATTGAACACTTTGTTTATGAAGGGGTGTATTACAGAACCTGTTTTATCCCTAAGGATGTAGCTATCATTGGTGCGTACATCAAAATCCCTACTACTGTAATTGTCAGTGGGGATTGTTATGTTACCCTAGGGAATACTGTAGGGAGGCTTAAGGGTTACAACGTCATTCAGGCTGAAGGTGGCCGTAGGCAAGCCTTTAGGGCACTTGAAGACACGCACATTACGATGTGCTTTAGGACTGATAAGGTTGACCTAAGGGAATGTGAGAAAGAGTTTACTCCTGAGTGGATGCTATTAACAACTAATAGAAAGGAATTGATTAAAGAATGAGTGGTGTCGTAATCGGTGTTGGCGCCGCTGTTGGTGCAGTAATTGGTGGTGGTAGTTCTCTACACGGTATCTCTAAGCAGAACCGTAGTATGGTGAAAGCCTTCAAGAAGCAGATGCACTACCTTCAGCTAAACTATAACTACAATCAGGCGTCACTTGACAGACAAGAAAGATCAATGTACGACTCTGCACTAGGTGAGTTGTTTTCTTTGTCTCTTAACGCCTACCAGAACAATTCACAGATTGAAGCGGCTATTGCTGAGACAGGTCTTGACGGTAGATCTCAAGATAAGATTAAGCAGACAATTAGTGGGCAGGCTCTAAGACAAGAGACTGCGACTAAGGAAGCCTACCTTAATGATGTGTGGAATGTAAGGTTTCAGAAGGACGCTCTTTATATTCAGACTAAGGCATCCGTTGAGCAAGCTAGGGATAACCTCAACAATAACCTTATTGGAGGCTCTAGGGCTTTCCAGCAGTTCCTCAGTGGTGCGATCACTGGTGCCGCTATGGGTGCCGCTACTGCAGGTATTGGTAGTGCCGTTGGTGGTGCTCTTGGGGGTGCCGCAGGTGGTCAAACGGGCGGTATGTTAGCGGCTAATATTGGTGTTGATGCTATCAGTAGTGCCGCTCCTACGGTTACTGGTGCAGGTGCCGCAGGTGCATCTACTGGATCGTTGGTGGCTCTTGGAGGGGCGGGTGCAGTTGCATCTACTGGTATGAGTGGTGCATCCTCTAGTGCGTCTATTGCATCCAATACTGGTGGTAGCTTCCTTGGTAACGTAATAGCTAATTACCAACAGTACAAACCCTATGTTGACTTCGTACAGCAATGGGCTAACTATTACAACTCTAACATTACCCCTAGAGAACGAGGAGGTTACTTTTACTAATGGCTTATAAAAATTCAGACGGTAATTCCTCCATTGCCAATCAGTGGGGGCAGTGGAGATATTTCAACTCTGCTTTGGATAAACTAGGTACGGCTAAGCCTGCCACAATTTCTATCAACGAAAATAATGTAACTATCCCAGAAGCAGACAATTGGCTTGAATGTTTTAAGGACGTTGCTAGGGCTGTTAAAGGTGGTTTTGAGGCTAAGAAGGAGTTGTCTTATAAGTTAGCCGATGATTACCTTAAGTCACATTCTCTTGAACAGTACCGTGAAGAGATGACCAAGGGTCTTGTGCCATTCCAAGATGACCCTCTTGCAATGGCTAGGCTTAAAGAGTCCCACGGTCAGATGCTGTTCCAGTACATCACTGAGGACTTTCAACGAAGAGTCGACACTAATGAATTTAAGGGAAAGGCTCCTGAAGAGGTCGATGCAGAGTTCTTTAAGTTCATGCGTGAGAATGTGTCCGATGTAGCCAAACAGTTTGGGTATAGCTCTGAGGATGTGTTCTTTAACAAGGGTGTCTTTGCAAACTCTCCTGCAGAACGCATCAAGATGATGACACGTCAGAAAGAAGTTGAACATAAGTTTAACGTTCAGGACATGTTCATCACCGAATCTGCCAAGGTTCATGCAATCATCCAGAATGGTGGCAATTCTGAAGCACTTGTTGGTGCCCTTAGGGAAATGGATCTTACCGTTGGTAGGTTCCTTGACCCCGAGCATCAAAATAAGCTGTGGACTAGTGTCATCAGCTCTCTTGAGAACAGTCCTGAGGGGTTCTTTACTCTACAGCAACTTGCAGACTCTAAGGATCTACCGTTTGCTAATGGGGTAACCCTTAGGGAATATCTTGGTGAAGATGGCTATAAGACTTCCCTTATTAAGGCTTATAATCACAGATACAAGAGAGACACTAAGGCTTACCTTGACTATCAGAATGGTCTTAGTAATCTAGCAGATAGTGGTGAGCTTTCTGTGCTTGAAGCCGTTAGAAATAGTGAACTGGAGGCTAATGGCAACATCCTTACGGACAGAGTAAAGGACATCGAAAAGGCTGTAGACAGGGCTAGAGAAGTCCAAAGAAGTGCCCTGAAAGCCACTGCTGTAAAGGCTCAAAATGAACAAAAGGCCCTTATCAAGCAAAACCTAGCTAAGAAGTTTCTAAAGGACGCGTCACTTGGAAAGGAGCTTAAGAGTAGCGACTCTTCTGATCTATCTTCAGACGATCTAACTGTTGCCTTTGACTCTATGATTGAGAGCGGTGAGCTTACTACTGAGGGTGCTCTAGGGATTGCAAAGAACTCTTCTGTCCCCTTTAGGGACAACCCTGCAAGACGTTATTTCAAGGACAAGGCTGAAGCGGCTAGTGAGAAGCTGACTGGTATTACGGCTGACTATCTCAATAGCGGCATGAAGCCCGAGACTATTCCTAAGGAGCCTCCTGAGGAGATCACTCAGATGATTGAGCTGTACCGTACTGATCCTCAGTCTTTCTTGTATGCTACTGGTAGCACTAAGGGGTTCACTGAATCTATTCATGGTGCTATTCTTCTAATGGAAGGAGGTAGGTCTTGGGAAGATGTTGTAAAGAGAACTGCAGGCTTTGAAAAACTCAAGGCTGACCCCAAGGGAAGAGCAAAGATTGAGGGTCTTAGAATCAAGGTTAACACTGGTGTAACTGAGATCTCTAAGGTTATTGGTACCGAGATTGACCAAACAGGCAAGGACTTCATCTACAATATGGCTTGCAGATTTGTAGGCTCTGGTGAGTCTCCTAGTAGAGCCGTAGAGTTGGCTAAGGATGTCTACCGAAATCAGTACGTGACTCTACTCGGTACTAGTGTCCCTGCTAGAGTGTTTACCTCTAGAGCTTATGGCAATGCTGATCCTAAGATGGCTAAGGAGCTATTTAGAGAGGAGTTCGACTATGGGGATGACTCAAAGTATTCTGTAGATTACAACGAAGAGGCTGGAAGACTTGTTGTGTATGAGAAGGGGACGTACAACTACGTCAAGTCATACACGACTGAGGACATCCAACGTACTCTTGACAAGGCCGCTGAAAGAAAGGCTAAGGAGCTTGAAAAGGAAATGAATGCAACTGTCTTTGATAGACTTTCTGAACTAAAGAGTGGAACTGACTAATGAATCCTAGACGTAGTGCTTGGGGTGACTTCGAGAATACGGAGCATCCCTATGATGGTATCATTAAGGATACTGCTGAAAGATATGGCTTGAACCACACCCTATTCAGGCGACAGCTGTATCAAGAATCACGATTTAACCCTAACGCTGTGTCTCGTGCAGGTGCTATGGGTGTTGGTCAGATCATGCCTAAAACTGCAAATGCTTATGGTGTGACCGACCTTAGTACCCTTAAGGATCCCTTCTTTAACATCGACCTTGCAGGTCGTATTATGAAGGATAACCTTAAGTACGCTAAGGGCAATCAGTATGCGGCATTGGCTATGTACAATGGTGGTACTGCCGCAATGAAGAACTACCTTAAGGGGGACTATAAAAAGCTCCCTAAGGAAACTTGGAATTACATTGACACCATTGGTGATGATGACAGGTGGGGGGAACAGAAAGTAAATGAGCCTGTCCCCACCGTTAATCCGAGTGAGTCGCCTAAGCAGGAGCCTCTTGAGAAATCCTTGGCTCCTTCTGAGGATTCCCTGAATCCTTCTGAGGATTCCTTGATTGACAGGGAGCCTGTATTTACTAACCTTGATTTGCCGGAGGCATCTAAGGAGATCAAGCCCTTTATCAAGGATCCTATTGATGAGGATGCTGTAAGGGCGGCTCTTGCCAATACTACTAGGAGCAGACTTCTCGGTATCAGTTTTCGCTCAAAGCGTTGGGCTGACAATCGTTATGTATATGACCCTTCTCAGGATACATCGGATGAGCCTCAGGTCGGTTTTGTGGGTGGCTTGAAACACGGTTATGTCCCTACATACCTTAGGATGTCCTTTGCTGACGGAAGTATCTTTGGTGAACAGTTTGCCCCCTCGGATGAACAAAGGGGGGAAATCCTAGGCAAGGTGGGGTACAACATGGATAGGTACTATGCTGTACTCAATGGTGCTACTTCGATGGAGGATGTCGAAGAAAGACTTAAGATTAATGAGGAAGTAATCAAGTATAGACAGGCTGAAGCCAATGCCGGTTGGTTCTCCTCGATCACTTCCTCTATTGGTGGCGCTGTTGTGGATCCTTTGTCTTATGTCCCCGCACTTGGTGCATATGGTATGGCAGGTAGGGTGCTCACAGGTGCCACTTTGGGTGCTGTGTCTAATCAGATTGATACCTATGTGTCTGGTGCAGAACATGACATCATGGAAGACATGCTTGTTGGTGCCATGTTTGGCGCAGGTATTGAGTTTGCATTCAAAGGCCTAGGAAAGGGAGGTCATTATGTGGGGGACACTGCACGAAGGGCTAGTATCATTAGGGAATATCAGGAGGCAGGTAAGGATCTTCCCTCTGAGGTCTTTGATGGTATTGGGGGTTCCACTAAGGTCGCTACGTCCTTGAACAACCTTCTTAACAACATCGAACGCAGAGTCCCCCTTGTGTCTACTAAGGGTGTCTTTCAGGCTCTTGAGTCCGCTAACTTTAGAAAGTTCTGTGAGTCTGTCTTTGTAGACCGTGGCTCTGGTTATGTGGATGAGAACGGTGTTCACTATGCAACTAGATTCCAAGGTCAGACTGTAGAGGAGAAACTTAGAGCCGCTCAGATTGACTTTGAGAACTTTGAGTCAGGCTATAGAGAGAGTTTCAATAATCTCAGAAAGCTGGGGCATGATGACGCAGAAATCAACCTAGCAATTTGTCAGGCTATTGAGAATGGCGTAACCCCTTCCAAGTTTGTAGGCAATGAAGAGTTCAGTAAGATCGTAGAGTCTACTAAGGATTTCCTTCAGAAAACCTCTAAGGTTGGCCAGAGGGGTGGTTATGTCCCCAGAGTAAGTGACCCTAGAAAGGTTGGTGATCTCTTTGACCCTAATCTCCCTAGAGGCCCTCAGGTAGAGAGACTTGTTGATGAGCTTTCTCATGCTCTTGTTGATGGTGCAGTCTCTAATCCTGAAGTAAGACAGCGAATCATTGACTACTACAAGAAGAATGTCTACGATAAGCTCAAGGCTGAAAGGGAAGCACAGATTGCTGAGCAAGACAAGAAAAAGGACATCAAGTATCAAAAGGTAGCTAAGGCTTCCAATAAGATTATTTCTGACAAGGCCGCTCAAGCATCAAGAAGTATTGAGCGTATCCAAGAAAGAGGTGACATTAGAGGCGACAATCTAGCTGATAAATACAATGAGCTAGAACCTGCTTACAACAAGGCTAAGAATAAGATCTCTGAGGATATCTCTAATGACCTTGAGAAGGCTGAAGCTGACTACAATAAGGCTGTTAAGGAAGCTAAGGATAAATCTGAGAAGAAAACCAAAGAGCTAGAGAAAGAGTACACTAAACTTGATAAGTCCTCTGATGCCGACATTGATGCCGAAATCAACAAAAAGATTGAGAGCCTTAGAAAAGAAGCTGAACTAAAGAAAGAGTTGGCTAAGGCTAAGGCTGAGACCGAAGGGCAAGCTAATGCCGCACAGAAGAGGTATGACAAGTACGTAAGCACTACCCTTGTAGAGAGAGCTAAGAAACTTAAAGAGAACGCTCTTAAGGCTAGAGAAGCTAAGAAGGAATCTCTCCTTGAGGCCCTCGAAGCAGAAGAGCAGAGACTTAAGAATACCTTAGAAAACAAGAAGAAATCCTACGAATCTAGAGTAGAGGGTATCCAGAAGAGAGAATCCGAGAGACTTAAGGAGCTTGAGAAGAAACTCGTCAAGGATAGAGACTCTATTATCGAGAAGATCGAAGCCGTAGAGAAAGAAACTGCAGGCAAGATTAAAGCTAAGGAACGAGAGGTTAGTGAAGTCCAGAGACAGCAACACAAGGCTCAGGACTTGGTCAGACAGGAGAAGTTCGAGGATAATCTTGAGCCACTTCCTGATGAGCCTGATTGGGTAGATGTGCTTGAGTGGATGCAGAAAGAAGCTAGGGAGGATGCCCTTGGTTGGATCGACCAAGGCACTTCCATGGGCAGGGCTATCATCACTGATGGTAACATTGCAAACATCAAGTACGACCCTGAGGTGACTAGAATCCCTTGGGATACCTCTGCTACTACCCGTAGTGGGTTGTCTATTGACAAGCTACGTAGGGATCCTCTTGAGGCTGTCCGTATGCACCATAACAAGGTTATTGGTGACAATATTCTCCTTAGTTACGGGTGTGAGAACTTGGGTGACTTTGAGAGCATGTTGGGTAAGATGTGGTCTGAGGAGGTTAATTCTGCCGTAGGTGGTAGAGTTGACGCTAAGAAGTTTGCACAAGCTCAGGAGCAACTTATCAACATGATCTATAACAAGCACCATAGCATGTCTGATGTTAATAGCTCTTGGCTTGGTGCTATGGCGGATGTCATCAGAAACCTTACGTTCTTCTCTAAGAATGCTATGATGGGTATTGCTAATCTCTTTGAACAGGGGGAGGCTATTAAACACTATGGGGCCCTGCATTTCTTTAAGGGTGTCCCTCTTGTTAGAGAGCTTTTTGATAACTGGGCCAATAACGGTATGACCAATGCAGAGATTAGACAGGCTCAGTCTCTTATCTTTGGTATGTCCGTAAGAGATACTGGTCTACTTAGAGACATTGCTACGGAATCTTTCGAGAAGCAACTACGTAGGTTCAATGGCAATAAGGCTAAGTCTATTCTTGTTGCGGCAACAGATACTCTTGCTCAGGCTTCTCCGTTTACTAAGTTCATTCAGAATACCGAGAACTCTATCGTTGAGGCTTCTCAAGGCATGTTCTTGGGTGAGCTTATTCAGTACGCTCATAACAAGTCTATTTCCAAGAAGGGCTTCCTTAATAAGGAACTTATGCAACGTAATGGGATCTCTCAGGAGAACTTCGATAATCTATTGAAGATCCTTAAGGATTCCACTACCGTAGGTAAGAACAAGGAAATCACTATTGATAACCTTGATGCTATCCTCTCTAAGGATCCTGCCGCTCTTGCAACTCTTAGACGTATGGGCGACTATGTTGCTCATGAGGTAATCCAGAAGAATACCTTGGGTGACACTTTCCTTTGGGAGGGTGCCCAAAAGAATCCGTTTATGCAGTTGCTCTTGCAGTTCAAGACGTTCGCTCTTAGATCCTACGATAAGAGACTTAAGAAAATCCTAGGCAGAATGGCTGAGGGTGATGCCCTTGGACAAGCCTATAGTATCTTCTTGTCTACCGCACTGGGTACCTTGGGTGCACTGACTAACACCCTTATTAACACCGCAGGTATGACCGAGGAACAACGAAAGGAGTACCTTAAGAAGACTCTAAAGTATGACCCTGAAGAAGGACTTACTTTGGACACTGTTTTTCAGGCTGGTGTTAATGGTGTTATGCGATCTAGCGTCTTTGCAGCCCCGTCTTTGGCACTAAACACTCTTGGTATTAACACTGACGTTAAGACCACCACTGAAGGCTTCTCCACTCAGAAAGAACGGGATGAGCTATATGGGGGCTTTGACGTTGACAAGTGGGTTAGAGACTTGGCTCCTGGATACTCTACCATCAAGTCTTTCATGGACATTGCAGGGTACTCTGCTAATGTAGCTCGTATGACAGGAGATGAAAACTTCACTGATGAGCAACTAGAGAATCAAAAAGAGAAATTTGCAAGAGCTATCCGTAATTCAACGAACCTCCCATTCTATAAATGGGGTGCTTATAACATGCTATCCGATAAGGATGAATAACTAAAACAATGGCTTCTACTATTGCTAACTATCAGGGCAATGGGTCTACTACAGACTTCAGTGTGCCCTTTGATTATCTAGCAAAGAAGTTTGTGAAAGTCACCGTAGACTCCCGAGAGAAACTTGGGGGTGACTACGGTGACACCACTAAAGACTACTTCTTTGTAGATAAGACTACCATTAGATTCAATACGGCTCCCGCTAGTGGTACTGAGATCATTATTCGCAGATATACGTCTGCTACTGACCGTATTGTGTCCTTTAAGGACGCTTCGGTTCTCAAGGCTAAAGACCTTGATGCTTCTGCAATTCAGACTATCCATATTGCTGAAGAAGGTAGAGACATCATCAATGACGCACTCATTGTAGACAAGGAAGGTAATTGGGACGCTAGGGGGCACCGCATTGTGAATGTTGGTGATCCTATTGGTGACAACGATGCGGTTAGCTTCAAGTTCTACAAAGATGATGCTATGGGTGCCTATCAGGCTAAGCTAAAGGCTGAAGCCGCTAGGGATGCCGCCAAGGTCTCTGAGACGAACGCTAAGGCTTCTGAAGTTAATGCTAAGGAGTCTGAGGTAACCGCTAAGGCTTCTGCAGGTACTGCAGTATCTGCGGCTAAGCATGCTGATGCTGTCAAGACAGAGAACCAAGCAATCCTTGAAGAGGCTCGACAGCTACAAACCAATATTGAAACCTCTGAGAGTAATGCTTATGATAATGCTGTAATTGCTACTCAAAAGGCTGAGGAAGCTAAGGAGTCTGAGAGGAACGCTAAGACCTCTGAGAGGAACGCTAAGGCTTCTGAGGTGAGTGCCTCTGAGAGTGCTTCCTTAGCGAATGCTCAGGTAGCCTTGGCTGTCCAAGAGGTCACTAAGGCTAAGGAGCAAGTTAGCCTCGCTACTCAACAGGCTACTCTAGCTACGACTAAGGCTACTGAGGCTGAGGATAGCGCTACTGGTGCTTCCCAGTCTGCTACTGCGGCTAGTGCCAGTGCTAAGAATGCTAGTGCATCTGCGAGCACCGCTACGACTCAGGCTACTAATGCAAGTAACAGTGCTAAGGCGGCTAAGCTCTCTGAAGATAATGCGGCTCTTTCTAAGACTGCGGCGAGTACCTCTGAGGCTAATGCTAAGGCTTCTGAAGTCGAAGCTAAGAAGCAAGCTGATCTTGCTAAGGGTTATGCAAATCAGGCCACTAGTGGTCAAGTAAATGCTGACTGGAATGAGACTGTGTATACTTCTAAGGCATTCATCAAGAACAAGCCTACTCTGGGTGCCCTTGCATCTAAGGACAGCATTGCGTATAGTGAGATCACTGGTACTCCCCCTGCGCAAGATCTTAGTGGTCTCGCTACTAAGAATGAGCTTCAGAC